CTTGTGGTTGAAGTCCAAGGTCAAAATGGCACCTCTAGCGCGCTCGCCTTTGCGATGTCGGACATTGCGTCCCGGAAACCTTCGACGGCTTCCTCGATTAGAGAGCGCACCTGCGCCTCGGAGAGATCGGCCAGCGATGTGCCCCAGCCGATCTCGTCCATCAGCAGCGCCACGCGCTTCATGGTGGCTGTGATCGCGGCGCGCTCTTCGTCGGTGAGATCAACCATGGCGAAACGCTCCCTGGCCAATCGCGTCCAATGGGACTGACAGGGCATCGAGCAGAACCAGACCGATGGCCGGGGCCGTCTCGAACGAACCGGGTCGAACCAGCCAAAACCACGGGTGGTTTGCCTGCAGACAGCACACAGCGCCCCACGCGGGTGCCAGAGTTTGCGCCGCTCCGCGGCGCTGATAGTGTCGGCGACCGTCATGGATCATGCCGCCCTCCGGTCCGGGGCTGCCGCGCTGTTGATCAGCTGGCTGATGCCCTGCTTGTTGAAACCGAAGGTCATAAGCGCCGAGGCGCGATAGCGCGTCAGGCCAAAGTCATGTCGGCATTCAGGTGGCAGGTATTTCAGCTGCTTTTCAGTCGGGGGCTGCCCCAGCCAGCCGCGCGTCTTGAAGGCGCTCTCATCGGTTTCGTGGGTGTTCAGCCAGTCATCAGCCTGAGCAAGGCACACACTGCGCTCGCCGATGCCAAGAAGATGCGGACGCACGCCCTTGGCCCCACCGATCGCGTACCAGACGCCATTCTTCCAGAAGATGCCGCTCCAGCCATTGAAGCCTGCCGCCATCAATGCGTCGTCGGTTCCAAAGAGATCGACCCAAGCGAAGCTCGAGCGCTCCAAGAGGTCAATTTCGGTCATCATGAAGCCTGACAAAGGCGCAGCAGCGTTGCCTTCGCCGGCCCCCTCCTCCTCACGTGGGAAGGCCTCACCGCAGAGCGGGCATTCCGTGGAAGCGAGAGGAATGTCCGCCTCACAACAGGGGCAGGTCTTGGTGGGCGCGTCGCCACCCTCTGTCCTGCCCTCGAGGTCGACGTCCTGTTCCAGTGTGCCGTGGATCAGGCTCGAGGTCCCGAAATCCAGCACAATGCAGTCGGTCTTTACGATGCCTGGGTGTTCCTCTGGGTCAACCGTGCGCAGTCCCCGGCCGACCATCTGGATCATCGTGGACTTGTAGGAACTGGGGCGCAGCAGCACGACGCAGGAGGTGGGCGGGTGATCCCAGCCTTCGGTCAGCACGGCCACATTGACGATGACGCAGATGCTGCCCTCGGCGTAGTCGGCGAGGATCGCCTTGCGTGTCTCGGCCGCCAGGTCGCCGTGAATCAGCGCAGCGGAAACGCCCGCCGCCCGGAATGCATCGGTAACGTGCTCAGCATGCGCGACGGTGGAGCAGAACACCACCGTCTGCCGATCGCCGGCCTTCTCCTTCCAATGGCGGATCACTTCCTCAGTAACGGGGGCGCGGTCCATAATGCCCGCCACTTCAGCCATATCGAAATCCGACATCGACTTGCGAACAGACCGCAACTCATTCTGCACGCCGACGTCGATGACGAAGGTGCGCGGTGGCACGAGGTGGCCCGAGGCGATTAGCTCGCCCAGCCGCACCTGGTCGGCAACGTTATCGAAGACCTCCCGCAGTCCCTTCCTGTCGCCCCGGTTAGGTGTCGCTGTCACCCCGAAGATGCGGGCATCGGGGTTGGCTACGCGGACACGGTCGATGATGCGGCGATAGCTATCGGCAACAGCGTGATGGGCTTCGTCGATGACGAGCAGATCGAGGCGCGGCATGTCGGCGAGGTTCGAGGCGCGCGCCAGGGTGGGAACCATCGCGAAGGCGACCTGTCCGCCCCAAGATTTCTCGGTAGCATCAATCACCGATGTGCCGACACCCGGCACCACGCGCTGGAACTTGGCGCGGTTCTGCGCCGTCAGCTCGTCACGATGAGCCAGCACGCAAGCCTTTGCGCCGTCGCAGATCATCTCACCGGTGACTGCCGAGAGCATGACCGTCTTGCCGGCGCCGGTGGGCGCGACACCCAGAGTGTTGCCGCGGGAGGCGAGCGCCGCGAGGCTGCGCTCAACGAAGGTCTTCTGGCGGGGACGCAAACGCATGGCCAATCCCCCTTACTTCGCCCAGCTCGGCCGGCCGGGATTACCGGGCGCGGACGCGGGCTGCATGGTTTGGGGGGCGGCTGCGAACTGCTGGGGCGCATAGCCCTGCGACAAGGCCACAGGCGTTTGCGGCGTGACCGCACCCATCACCGCGGCATAGTCGCGGTGATCCGGCGTCACGGCGGCGCGGATCTCGTTCTTGTCATCGCCATTTGTGTCTTGGCCAATGTCAATGCGCGCGACAAACTCAAGTCCATCAAGATCGCCAAAGCCGTTGATCCGGCGGCGGAGCTGAGCCTCGGGAGAGTTGTCCTTGTCAGACACGCCGCGGGCTGAGTTCAGCATGCCCCGGACCAAGCCACGCCCCATATTGCCCCACTCCGGGCCCTTCGGGCTGTAGAGCCCGATCAGCGACCAGATTTTGCGACGGGCATAAGGGCCCTCAAGAACTGTGTATTCGGCATCAAGATAGACGGCGCCGGTCGTGGCGCGACGCGCCCATCCCCCAGTCCAGCCCTGAGAGGCATCATCAAAGCCGCCGGGACGCAGGGTCAGGCGAACCTTGGCAATCGTGCCTTTCGGGATGACGTTGGTGTTCGATTGCGCGGAGTTGAAGTCGTTCCATGGTCCGGTCATTGCGCGGCTCCGTGTGTGTTGATGGGGGACGCTCAGGGGCGTCGAATGGGAAAAGCCAACCCGGAGCCCCGATCGGGACACCGGGTGCCGGCGCAGACTTTTCAGCCGCGGTCAGGCTCGTTCGAGGGATCGGCCGGGTTCACCGCGGGCCATGCGAGCCGCGCAGAGGCCGGCATGGACGGGCGCTGGATTTTTTCCATCAGGCGGCCGAGATGCGGGGGTTCGACCAACTCAAGGCGACCCGAACGGTCCTTTGCAGGGAAGCCCCACGGGTTCAGCGTCTGGCAGACAAAAGCCCGCTGCGGCTTTCCGTCCGCATCGGGAATGTCGGCCATGGTGACAACCTGATCGACGATGCCAGGCAGCTCGAGGCCGGTCTTGCTGCCGTCGATCTGCGGCTGGAAGACCTTGCGATTGAAGTCGTCGAGCTTTTCGTCGAGGATTCCTACGAACCAGACATGTTTGCCGCGCGTGTGCTGCAGATGCGTTAGCCAGGCGATCATTTCGCGGCCATGGAGCCCATAGGCACCGCGAATGTCTGGCTTGCCAGTCTTGTCCGAGAAGGCTTCCGGTTGCCCGCGGCACCATTGAAAGCAAAGCCGTCCTGCCACGGTGATCGAGTCAATAAAGACGGTCTGATACTTTTCGGTCACCGCGGGGTCACCATACCGGCCGCAGACCTCATCGAAATGCGCCTGGCTGTAAGGCTGATCCTCGCGTAATGCCGGGTTCGGGCCGCCGATGAACACCGCGAAATCGCGGCACTCCTTCCATGTGCGCGGCCGGAGCGTGTCAATCTCCAGGCCTTCAACGGCAAGGTCGCCCGCCTCGAGGTCCATAAACAGCGTGCTCGGGGCATCTAGCGTCCAGAGCAGGCTCGTCTTGCCGATGCCAGATCGGCCGAAGATAACGCCCTTGATGCCTTTGCGCTGCGCGAGCCGTTCATCGGCGCTGATAATGGGGAGGCTCAATTGCGCACTCCTTTGTTCAGCACTTCGTCTGTTGCCGGGTCCGAGCCCGGGCATACGGCTTCGCTGACGTAAATCGCCAGAAGAGGCGTCCCGTCACCATGGGTGCCGGCATCCTCAATCTGGTAGTTTCGGTTGGGCTCGCAGACCTCGGTCAACTCCCAGCGGCGGTACAGCCCCGGGAGGCGGCGATAATTCGCGAGCGACAGATCGGCAGTCATATTCATGCGTGTCCACTTTCGGTTGGAGGGACGGCGCTCCAGGCGCTCAAAGGGGAAAAGCCGACGGCGGAGCCAGATCGGGACATGCGCTCAGGGGATGTCTGCGAGGGCGTCGCGCAGTTTGCGAAG